GCGAAGCGGTAGCGATTAGGTCCAATGGCTTGTTGGCAGTTTTATTTTCGTGCAAATGCAAAATAATTATTGACGTGGTAGCACGTCGGGAGTAAATGACAACAATGACAACCACTAAGACCAAAACCCTCATCAGCAACAGCTTCACTGGCTACTCGGCCACGATCCGCACCAAGTCTCAAATGCCAGCTGTGAGCACAATCCGCAAACACCTTCGGGCCGCCAAAGCGAGTGACTGTCAATCGACTACCACGATCTTTATCGATGGCGCAGGTTACGAACTCGTGCATGGCGAGCTGGTCCACAATGGGCGCTATCCAAGGATAGCGCAACCTTAACAATAATCCGCGAAGTATGAAATGCCCGAAGTGCGGCCACGAATGGCCCGACGACAAACGCGCCAAGGGCGGCAAGGGCCGCTGGAAAGGCATAACCAAAAAGCAACGATCCGAGGAAATGAAGCGAGTCCGCGCCAAGGGCATATCTTCTGCGAACAAGCAGATAGGCCAATAAATCGGAGCTTGAAAATCCGCCAAAAGTGTTTTGACTAGATCCGTGCTCAAGAATCCAAGACATGAAAAATTCTGTCAGCTTGTCGCTGGCGGCATGAGCGCGTCTGAGGCTTATTTGAAATCCGGATACACAACAAAGAACCCCGATGTATGCGGGGCTAAGCTGCTAGGAAAGGTTGGTAAAAGAATTGACGAAATACGCGTAAAAAGTGCGGAGTTGTGCCGCATCTCGAAGCGCGAGTTGCTTGAATTCCTTGCCGATGCGGTCCAGACCCCAGCGGGCAACGTCACATCGAAAGACAAACTTTGCCAGTCAATTAAGATCACCGAGCAAGGCACCGAACTAAAGATTCCTGACAAGCTCAAGGCGGCTGAGATGATTGCAAAAATGTGCGGCTACAATGAGCCTGACGAGCTAAATCTGTCGGCGTCTGACTCGCTGACTCAATTGCTGACCGAGATCCGGGCCGGGAAATGAATGACGATGAAATCATCTTTTTGGCAAAAGGCCGCATCCGCGAGGACGGCGATCCTACATCAGGAGTTTTCACCTCTGCCAAACTGATTTCATGATAAGTTAGGGAGCAATCTTTTATCAACTCATGACCGCCGCTGACCTACGCAGCCCGATTTGGCGGCTCCAAAACCTGTATCACATCAAAGACGCCGACACAGGCCGAGTGATCAAATTCGCGCCACGTCCTGAGCAAATGCAGGTATTTCGAGCGATCCATGAAAAGGGTCATCGTCGAATCATCATTTTGAAAGCACGGCGGCTTGGCATGTCCACCGGCATTGACGTAGCGATCACCGACCAGATGCTTTGGAATGCGGGCTATCAGGCGTCGATCATCGACCGAAAGGAGGATGATGCAGAAAAGAAGCTCAATGGTATTTGCAAGGTTGCGTTTGGTGGATTGCCCGAAATTTTGCGAGACAAGTATCAACTCTTGCGCGACAACGACAGCGCGTTTCAACTCCAAGCTGCCGATGACACGCCAAGCGCGATCTACGCTGGCAAGAATGCGCGTGGTGGCACCAACCAGTTTTTACACATTTCCGAATGGGGGCCAATCCAAGCCGATGACCCGAGGCGATCTGAGGAAATCCTGACAGGAGCAATCCCGTCCGCTGAGCATGGCATTGTGGTTGTCGAGACCACATGGAAGGGCGGCAAGGGAGGGCATCTTTGGACGATTGTCAAGCCAGCATTGGAGACGCCAGAAGCTCAGAAAGGTCCGACCGATTGGCGAGTCATGTTTTTTCCGTGGTGGATTGATCCGACCTACGAGATTCCGCCAACCAGACATGAGCCGCCTGACCTGACCGAGTATTTGAACGAGCTTGAGGCGCGTATCGGTGGGCCGCTGTCACCTGGGCAACGTGCGTGGTACGGCCAGAAGCGGGAGACGTTAGGCATTTTCATCTTTCGCGAGTTCCCGAGCACAATTGAAGAGTGTTTTCGGTCGCCAATCGAAGGCGCGATCTACGCGCAAGAGCTGGACCGGATCCGCAGCGAGGGTGCAATTGGCACATTCGGTGTCGACAAGACAGCGCCGGTGCACACGTTCTGGGATGAGGGAAGCCCAATCAACACGGTCACGTGGTACGCCCAATTCGTGCGTGGCGAGATCCGCCTGGTTGACATCGACATTGATCTGGATATCGGGCCGGTTGAGCGGGTCGCGCATATTCGCGGCAAGGGGTATGCGCTAGGCAATCACTACCTGACTCATGCGGCAGCGCAGACCGAAAAGTCAGGCCGCAGCTTCGAGGCGCAACTTGCCGAGGCCGGCTTGACAAACATGCGGGTAGTGCCGCGCACGCCGGACGTATGGAGCGGGATCAATGATTGCCGACAGCTCATGCCGCGCATGTGTTTTCGATTGCCAGCTTGTCAGGATGGAATCGAAGCGTTGGAAAACTATCACTTGCGACGCATCACGACTGGCGGACGATCCGTTGACGAGCCGGTTCACGATTGGACCAGCCACACCGCCGATGCGCTACGAACGATGGCTGAGGCAATTCAACACGGCATGGTTCCCGGAGGCGGATCAGCATCAGGCCGCGAAGCTCCCGAGCGCGTTCGGCAACGCAAGGTCAAAGCAGGCTTTCGTGGTTGACATCCGCGAGTGTTTTGACTAGATCCCTAATTCGTGACGCCTGAAGAGTTGCTTGCCCGATTTCCAACTGCACCGATGCCGACGCTTGACCTATCGGCCATCACGGCATTGATGCAGCAGCAGCAGACGTTGCTTGGGCGTCATGCCAAGCATGCTGACCGCGAGCTTGCTTTACGCGGCAGTGCATTGCGCAAATCGACCAAGCAGAACCGGCGCAACACGCGGCTACTCAAGCGGCAAATCAAGCTGAGTAAGCCCGGACCAGATCCGGGCGCAGCCCCAACGATGTCAGCGACCGAGGTCTTACAAGCGCAAATGCAAGCGAGACAAGACGCAGCGAGTCGCCCTGGGATGCGTTCAACCCTTCTTGCTGGCGAGACAGGCGGATATAAACCGATGCGCCAAACCCTACTTGGATGACCAACGCAAAGGACAAGCCAACGCGGGCGCAGGACATTTGCAAGCGCTACGATAGCCTCACGACTGAGCTTGAGACGTGGCGGTCATGGTGGCAGGAGATCGCCGAATACGTGATGCCTCGCAAGGCTGAGATCACGCGCAAATCCACATCACCAAACACGGACGATACTGAGCAGCTTTTTACCAGCGCGGCCATTGAAGCCAATCAGACGCTCGCGAATGGCATGATGTCGATGCTGATGCCCGCTGAATCGCCGTGGTTTAGCTTCGACCCGCCGGAATGGTTGAAGCGCAGTGAGGCAGCAAAAGATTGGTTTAGCCAAGCGACCGACATCATTCGCGCTGAGCTATCACGCTCGAATTTTTACACCGAGGCGCATGAAATGGTTTTGGATCATGGCGGATTCGGCACGGCAGCAATGCAGGTCGAGGCTGGACGCATGAGCGCATTCCGTTTCACATGCTTCGATGTCGGTAGCTTTGCGGTCGCCGAGAACGACGAGGGGCACATTGATACGGTCTTCCGATGCTTTGAGCTGACGGCAAGGCAGCTTGTTATCAAGTTCGGAGAAGACGCGGTATCGAGTGACACTCGCACGAAGGCGAGCGACGAAAAGCAGATGGATGAAAAGATCGAGGTTCTTCATGCCATCTATCCGCGCGATCCTGAGAGCTACCAACCGGGTGGGCTCGGGACTGAGAACATGCCGATTGTCTCATGCTACCTTGAGCGGTCGAGCAAACACATGATCGCGGAGAGCGGTTACAATGAAATGCCGGTATTCGTGACGCGGTTCCTCAAGTGGGGGTCGTCAAGCTATGGCTGGTCGCCAAGCTGGATGGCATTGCCGGAATCGCGGCAGCTCAATTTCTTGACCAAAATGAACGATACGTTGGCAGAAGTTGCGGCGTATCCTCGCATGTTGATCCCTGATGGGCTTGAGGAAGACATTGATGTGCGGGCACATGGCGTGACGTACTTCAACGGCGGCGTGGCGGGTCGTGAGCCCAAGGAGTGGCTGACAGGTGGCCGCTACGATATCGGGATGGATCGCGAGGCCCGCAAGACGGATGCGATCAACCGTGCTTACCACGTCGATTTATTTCGCATGTTCGCGCAGCTCGACAAGCAGATGACCGCGCGTGAAGTCGCAGAGCGGGCGAGTGAAAAGCTTGTCCAGTTTTCGCCAACCGCAACCCGAATGACGACCGAGTTTTTCAATCCACTTCTGCAACGCGTCTGGGCGTTGGCTGTGCGGTCTGGCATGTTGCCGCCGCCGCCAGAAGACATCATGGAACAGGATGGCGAAGGGAACTTCTTCCTTCCCGAACCAAACGTCACGTTCACAAGCCGGATCGCGCTTGCCATTAAGGGGCTTGAAAATGTCGCGTTTACCCGCACATTCGAGATGATCATGCCAGTGATTCAAGTCGCGCCTGAGACGGTGGACAATCTGAATTTTGACGAGATCACGCGCGACCTATCGCGCAACAATGGATTGCCGTCGCATTGGCTTCGAGACTTGCCAGCGGTCGAAGAGATGCGGGCCGCGCGAGCCGAGCAACAGGCGCGAGCGCAGCAACTTGAAGAAGCGCGTATTCAAGCTGAGATCGCGCAAAAAGCCGGTAGCGTGAAATCTGACAGTCTGGCAGCGCAAGCGGCGATGGCGCAGCAGGAAGCAGCGTAATGGAGCCCACCGAAGACAAGCGAATCGAGAAGATTCGTAAAGCGCAGCAGGTCACCAACGCCTATCATCGTTTATTTAATAGCGATGAGGGCAAGATTGTCCTGGCTGATTTGCGGCAGTCGTTCGGGCTGGACCAACCAGCATTCATCCCATTTGCGACACAGGCTGACGGATTGCGATTTGACCCGCTGGCGGCAGCGATCCGCGACGGGCAGCGACAAGTTGATTTACACATTCGGGCGAAGCTGGCCGCTAAGCCTGATGGTGACGAAAACGCAGCAGAGAAAGCGGCCAAGAAACCGAGAGTAAGAAAATGAGCAACGAAGAAAACCCCATCGAAATCAAGCAAGATGGCACCGTGCTTGCGAACGGCAAAGAAATCGGCAAATACGACAAAGCGAGCAACACGCTTCACGCGCCAACACGGTTCAGTCCGAGCTATTACGCGCCGTTGAAAGCCAAGCTTGGGCAAGATTTGCAATACGATTTTGCGCCGCCGAATGAGCCTGAGCCGGTCAAGCAAGCGGATGTGAATCCCGAGCCGGAGCCGGAAGAATCCGAAGATGCGACGAGCGATCCCGAGCCTGACTCGCATCCTACCGGAATCCTTCCCGCAGTCGTCGAAGATCCAGAGCCAGCCCGCGATCCAATGCAGGGCGACAAAACCCCGGAGTGGGCTCGCTGGCTCAAGCGCAACCGACCCAAAGAATTCCAAGCGCGGTTTGCGGGTCGCATCCTTAATCTCTCCGAAGAAGAATAAAACATGCCAGAAGACACCACAACAACTGCAACCGAAACAACCGCGACCAGCGAAGGCGCAAGCTTGCTTGCTACCAGCGCGGGCGAGACCACCACGACAACCAGCGAGGCCGCGCCACTAATCGGGCATGATGGCTCGTTTGCCGAGGGTTGGCTTGATCGGTTGCCCGCTGAGCTGTCAGACGCCAAGGCGACACTTGGCAAATACCGGAACGTCAATGACGTGTTCAAGTCGCACTTTCATTTGCAGCAGACGCTGGGGCGCAAAGCGAATGCAGTCGTGCTTCCGAACGAGAAGAGCACGCCGGAAGAAGTTGCCGAGTTCCGGAAAGCGATGGGTATACCGGAGAGCGCCGACCAGTACGACTTGAGTGTCGAGGTTGAAGGCGTGCCGGAAGCTGGCAAATGGACGGCTGACATGCTCAAGCCATTTGCCGAGATCGCGCACAAGCACAACGTCCCTCCATCGGCCATGAAAGACATCGTGAGCCAGATTGCACAAGTCGAACAGAACCGGCTTGAGGCTGCGACTGGCATGCTTGAAGAGCGGTTGAAAGAGGGAGAGACATTGCTCAAGAAAGAGTACGGCGCAAACTACGGGCGCAACATCGACCGCGCCACACGTGCGGCAACATCGCTTGGGTTGGATGTGAATTCCCCTGGGCTTTCAGATCCGCAAGTTGTCAAAGCATTGGTCCGCGTTGCCGATTTACTTTCCGAGGACAAGTTGATCAATGCTGATGTTGCGCCGTCGTTGCAGCTCGCCAGCACGAAGGCGAAGGACATCCAGACCAATCCAGCGAACCCGATGTATGCGCGGTATCAGGAAGGTGATCCGGAGGTAGTCGGGTACGTTCGCGATCTTCTTAAGTCGGGGCGATGAAAGTTTTCTCAGATTTGTTTTGACTAGAACCCGAAAATGAAATAGAGCCGAATAGTCACCAAGAGCGGACACCTGGTTCTCCAGCCCGTTTTCCCGGTCACACCCTTAGCCGAGGCCGCGCCAGCGACACCCGGAAGGCATGGGAAAACAAACTAACCAAACTGGAGGAACCACATTATGGGAGCACCGCTCACACAAATTCCGGAATTTTTCCCAACGGAATTCAATAACAATTGGGAACACGCAGTGCAGCAAAAGCAGTCGCGGCTAAAAGGCTACGCGACGCATTCACCCGTTCGCGGCAAAGAGAAGAAATTCAATATCTTTGGCAAGCAGACGATGACGCGCAAGACGGCTCGCGCAGGCCAAACTAACCGCACAGACGTTGCGCTGTCGGATTACTGGCTTCGCCCGCTGCCATACGATCTTGCCAACTTGGTTGACGAATACGACGAGGAATACCTTGGCGAAGTCGTTCTTCCAACGAGCGAAATGATGCAGTCACACGTTGCCGCGTACATGCGCCAATGTGATCAGGTTATCATCGATGCGCTTGGCGGGACCAAGTACACCGGCGAATTCGGCACCACTGCCGTTGCATTGCCATCAACCCAAAAAGTTGCTGTCGATTACAAAGGGCCGGGAGTCGTCGCTGCAAATGTCGGTCTGAACCTCGCAAAGCTCATCGAAGCCAAGTCCATTTTGGGCCGCAACGAAGTGACCGAGGACGGCGAAGAAATCATCTGTGCGTACAGCCAGAAGCAGCTCGACGACTTGCTTTATGCGGTCGATGAAGTGTCCAACGCTGATTACAACAACATCAAGGCTCTTGTGGCCGGTGACGTTGATCGGTTCATGGGGATGAAGTTCGTGCGCTTGGAAGGGCTACCGCTCGCCACGTCGACCGACATCCGTCGCATCTACGTGTATGTCAAATCGGGCATCAAGTTCGCTGATTCAAACCGGCGCTCTCACATGGACATTCTTCCAGCGGAAAGCCATGCGCTTCAAATCCGCACCACGGCAAGCCTTGGAGCGAGCCGCACACAGGAAGAAAAGGTTGTCGAGATCGCTTGTGACCAATCGCCGTAGGCCATCAATCCAACCCTAACCCAATTCAATAACTGAAAGGATAACATTATGGCTACATTCAACACTGACATCAAAGCGGATCAAGATTCGATCACGGCAAAAGACCTGATTCCGGGGATTAAAACCACTGGTAACATTGTCTTGCTGGAAGCGACCCACACCGCAACCGGCACCGAGGGCGCAACCGGAGACAGCATTATCGTTGCTGATTTGCCAATTGGCGCAATCGTCATCGCGGAGGATATCCGCGTTGCCTGTGAAGCGTCTCTTGGCGGGTCTGACGTGGAGATTGCTGCAATCGGTGATGCGGTCGACGCAGACCGCTACGGCACCGCCGCGGAGCTCAACTCGTCGACTGCGACCAACGCGACGCCAACACCGAACATCGCGGCATCTGTCGTGACTCGGTTTGTCGTCACTGCGGCAACCCGGACTGTGATCGCTACTGTGACGCGCACCAATGCGCTGACCGCTGGCAAGAAGATCAAGTTCCGCATTCCCTACCTGCTTCCGTAAGGGAGTTTAACCCAACCAAAGGGGGCGCGCGTCCGGCATAGCGCGTGCCCCTTTTCCCTTTATGCCAAATCCCAATGGACCAAACCGGAATTTGCAATCTCGCTCTCGTGCATGTCGGCAACCGGCAAATCACGTCCATTGACGCCGAGGAACAAGCCGCACGGATCTGCAAGGCGTTGTATGACCAGACGCTTGACGAAATGTTGCGCATGCACCCTTGGAACTTTGCGATTAAACGCGCAACCCTTTCGGCATTCGTCGATGCTCCACTTTCTGGCTGGGCTTACCAATACGGGCTCCCGGCTGACTTCATGCGATCCGTGCAGCTCAACGGCTATGAGGCTGACGAGATCCGAAGCGATTACCAGATCGAGAATGGGCGGCTTCTGACTGACTACGATATTGCGCAGCTTCGATACGTCGCCAAGATCACCGACCCGACGCTTTATGACCCGCTTTTCATTGAGGCGTTTGCGCTCAAGCTGGCAAGCAAGATTGCGGTTCCGTTGACCGGCAACCGGGAGCTGGGGCCACAGTTCAATGCTGAGTTCAACTCTATTGCATTGCCACGTGCGCGCCGAATTGATGCCGCCGAGGACCGCAAAAAGCGCAAACCTTGGTTCATCGAGAGTGATGTTGTGCGGGCGAGGTATCAACGGGGCGCATGAG